TTACAGCATTCATTTGTAAATTGAATATAGGTGGTTCAAAGGCTGAAAATGAATTCGCTACAGCTAAATGTAAAGGAATACGTGGTAATGACATTACAATAGTTATTCAAGCTAATGTAGACGAACTGTCAAAATGGGATGTAAAAACACTCATTGCAGGTACTTTAATTGACGAACAAATCGCTATTTCAACTGCTGTTGATTTAAAAAATAATGATTTCGTTGATTTCAAAAAGGATGCAACTTTAACTGTAACTGCCGGTACACCACTAACAGGCGGAAACAACGGAGCTACAGCACTAACAGCTGGAACACCCCATCAAATGGCATTAGATGAATTGGAGGCCTATGGTTTTAACACGTTAGGATGTTTATCAGAGGATTCTACTATTAAATCGCTATATATGGAGTACACGAAACGTATTCGGGATGAAGTTGGCGGTAAATTCCAATTAATTGGCCATAAGTTAGGAAATGCAGATCACGAAGGAATCATTGATATTCAAAATGATGCTATAGGTGATGGTGAAGAATTATTCGGAGCTGTTTATTGGGTTACTGGTGTACAAGCTGGTGTTGCTGTAAATAAATCAAATACGAATAAGAAATATGATGGTGAGCATGAGCTTGACATGTCAGAAACAAAGACTCAACCTCAATTAACGATACTTCTAAACTCAGGTAAATATGTATTCCATCGAGTAGGTGATGATTTCAATGTATTAGAAGATGTAAATACATTCACATCATTCAGACCGGATAAGAATGAGGATTTCTCATTTAATCAAACTATTCGAGTACTAGACCAACTTGCAATTGATACAGCACATTTATTTAATACTCGTTATCTAGGTGAAGTTCCAAACGATGCGGATGGTCGCATTTCTCTTTGGAACGATATCGGGAAACATCGTGGTGAAATGCAACGTATTCGAGCTATCCAAAATTATGACAAAGAAAAGTTGATGGTTGGACAAGGTGAATCGAAGCGATCTGTAGTCGTGCAAGAGGAAGTCATAAATACACTTACAATGTCACAATTATATGTGACAACAGTGGTAGCATAGGGAGGGAATCAATTTGAAACCAAACAAAATATTAATGCCGCTGGATCTCCAATACTTTGCCGAAAGTACCATGCATGCTCGAGATGCTGTCCACGGTGCTCAAGGCGTTGCCTATGTAACAATTGAAGGGAATCGATATAAATTTGCACAACTTATTAATATCGAAGCACGTATGGATAAGACAAAAACTCAAGTACCAATCATGGGACGGACAGGTAAGGGTAATAAATCTACTGGATGGGAAGGTACTGGATCTGCCACGTTCCATTTCAATACATCGATATTTAGAAAACTATTGAAACGTTATAAGGATACTGGAGAAGATATTTATTTCGATATTCAAATAACGAATGAAGATGGATCTGCTACAGTGGGCCGACAGACGACAATATTAATTGATTGTAATATGGATGGTGGTATTGTCGCAGCGCTTGATGCAGACGCAGATTATTTAGAGGATTCTGTAGACTTTACTTTCGAGGATTGGGATATGCCAGAGGAATTCTCTATTTTACCAGAAATGCAATAAGAGTTTGCTTTGGCAGGCTCTTTTTTATATCAATAACAACTATTAAAAGGATAAGGTGATTATAAAATGTCTAACTTAACTGCATTCTTTGCACACAATAAAAAGAAAAATGGAAATATTAAGCGAGCTATTTCAAAAAGTTTCACAGATGAACAGGGTAATCCTATCGAATGGGAATTTGCGCCAGTTTCACCTGAACGTGATGCTGAATTAAAATCTGAATCTACAAAGAGGTCTATGATTACGCAAGGAAAACGTAAAGGACAATTCAATACTGACTTTGACCATTTCAAATATCAACGATTATTAACAGTTGAATCAATTGTATTACCTAACTTAAATGATAAGGAACTACAGGACTCATACAAAGAAATGGGCGCAGATTCACTACTTGGCAAGATGCTAACAATTGGTGAAATTGCAGATGCTTCAGCAGCAGCACAAGAAGTTAACGGTTATGAAGCCGAGCTTGAGGATATGGTTGAAGAAGTAAAAAACTAATTGAGGACGGTGATGGTGACGCGAATATAATGCATTGGTGGGTGCAAAAACAGCGTCGCTTACCGTCTGAGTATATGACTTTATCTCTTTTCGATAAAGCGTGTGTCATTGCTTCTGTGCAAGTAAAGATTGATGAAGATAAAAAGCAAGAACGTGAGGCAAAACGAGGTGCACGAGGAAATGGTAAGAGGAAAAGGTAAAGAGATAAATATGCGAAATTGCTATAGTGAAATCTCTCCATATTATGTATATTAATGGTATGGAGGGTATTTATGATTATGAAAATAATATTTCGTCTCTTATCATTAGGTTTATGGTTCGTAGTATTTATTATTACTATTGCTGGAATTTCAATCGTAATTGAAAATAAATTTAATATACCAACAATTATAATTTTTTTAGTAATTATTAGCATACTGATAGTCATCTCTCTTCTTTTGTGGGATAAATCAACAAAGTTTAATAAAAAACAAATCCAAACAGAAAACAGCAATGAATGTTTACAATCAGACGATGTTAATTTTAATTTCTCAGCCAGAACAATACCAGATGTAACTACAAGGGAAGTTCCATCAGAAATCTTAAGAGATATGAATATGTTCTACACTAGTGTGCAATTAGAGAATGACTTGAGAATTTTACAAGAATCTATCGATCTTATGAAATCCACTAATAATATTGAAACATTCTTAAGTCGTTCTGATTTAGCCCAAAGAACATCACTTACAATAGAACAAGCAATAATGGCCGGTATCCATGTCAAAGAAATATTTACTTCATCAAAGGATATTTTAAACTTAAAAACAGTATTACTACCTAAATTACTAAATGAATCATATTCAAAAATGAAACAAGATGCTTTTAAACTAAAAACTGAAAAAGGCAGAATAGGAAGGTTTCAAAAGTATTTAGAATTACTAGAAGAGCATGAATATGATTTAGATATCAGTGAAAATTATGAAAACATTATTCATGTTGTGAGA